TCCAGTAGTAAAAAAGTATCGTGTGCGTAGAGCAGAATTTGGATTTCGTGCCGTAGACCATCCACGATATTCTGATACCGGCAATCCCGATTATCTTAATCGAAATGAAATAAACAAAAGCATGGCACACATGAAGGGTGTCGACGGTGCAGTTGACTATCTACAATTAAAACAAAATAAAATGATGTCTGGGAGCAAACAAGTATCGTTTAGCCTAGGTTGGTCTTGGTCAACCCTAGAAAATCTCGGTAACGGTATTGCTATAGTTTATTATCAAGATAGAGGTATGGGTGCCGACGAAATATATATCGGGGCTAAAACCAAAGAAAAACATCTACAAGCAAGACAGGTGTTCCGTGACGCCGGGGTATTGCCAGAGCCAAAGCCAAAGAAAAATGTAACGGAAGGCGAAGTTATACATCAAAGATTTGGCCAGGGTCGTAAAAAATCTAAATTTACTAAACATCCTGATATTATAATACCTTTATACGACCCAAAAAGAAATTCAGCATATGTTCAGGGTCATCCAGAATCTGGCGACCCTGAACATTTTGAAAAATTTATTGTTCAAAACGAAAATTATAGTAATGTTCAACGCATAATTGGAATTACTAAAAATGGCCAACAAATTCAAGTAAGTGTCACAACTAGTAAAGATTTAGCCGATGCCCTTGTTGACGCATATAATCGAGGTGGTTATACCGATCAGGATATCGAAATGATTAAACTGTCTCCCAAAATTTCTACAAAATCAAATCTTAAATTAGTTAAAAAAGATATTGACGAATCAATATCAAAGTTTATTCTTTATATAAATGATAAACCAGGAACTATTCACGATAGCTTACGGGATGCAGAATACGAAGCAAGACAATTAAAAAAAATAAAACCAGACTGGAAATTTACAATTAAACAAGAGGTTTGTAAAGATATAACAGTATCAACACTTGAAGGAAACGAAATAAGAAAAAAGAGTGTGCATGAAGAATGGAGTGAAAAATATAAAAGATCGATTAATTGTCAACATCCTAAGGGATTCAGTCAACGAGCACATTGTCAGGGTCGTAAAAAAACCAACGAATCAAAATATTCTAACATTCATGCAATATTAAAAGATTTTCTACCATTGGCTGTACATGAATTAAAACTTAAAAAATTACCTAAAATAAAAATTACTAATACTATAAATCATAATGGACAACCGAGCTTTGGTTCTTTTAACGGAGTTGAAATTCAATTAGCGGTCTCTGGGAGACATCCCATTGATATTTGCCGAACTTTGGCACATGAACTAACTCATTTTAAACAAGGGATTCAGAATAAACTCGATCATAAAAGCGGTAAAACTGGCAGTCGAGAAGAAAACGAAGCAAATAGTGTTGCCGGAATTATAATGAGAAAGTTTAGTAAGAAATTTCCACATTACATGAAAAAATGAAAATTACTGATCTGTCAGAATCTGCATCTTATCATAACCAACTTAATCCCAAAGCATGGTCCGGAACAATTTTAAGACCAGAGGTTCGTTATAAACTTTTACAGTCGGCTAAAATATTCGTCGATTATCTTGATATACCCGGTTTTAGATTATTTGATGTTATCCTAACAGGAAGTATGACTAATTTCAACTACACAGAATATTCTGACTTTGATGTACATCTTGTAACTAGTTATAACGATTTAGAATGTGACGATTTAGCTGAGGCATTCTATCGAGCAAAAAAACAATTGTGGAATGATCAACATAATGTTACTATAAGAGGGCATGATGTTGAACTTTATGTCGAAGATATTAATCAACCTCCAGTTAGTGCCGGAATTTATAGTCTATTGGATGATAAATGGATCAAAAAACCAAAATATCAAGTTCCGGAAATAGATAAATCTGCGGTAAAATCTAAAGTTAAAGATTTAATAAAACAAATAGATTCAACTATCGAGTCTGCAGACGACCCTGAAGATATTTTGAGAATCGCCGATAAATTGCGAGACCTTAGAAAATCGGGATTAAAAAAAGGCGGCGAATTCAGTGTAGAAAATCTAGCATTTAAAATACTAAGAAACAAAGGTTATATAGATCGCTTATATAAAGAATTTAATAGACAACAAGACATTAATTTAAGTATATGAAGGTTAACGAAATTAAATTGGGTCGTAGTGTTAAATATCCTTTTTTTAGCATCTTCGATGTCGTTCAGCAAAGACAAGATGGTCGACCTGGTTTGAAAATACGATTCCAAAGAAAAAAGAATTTACCGGCTGAAGTTCTACAAAGTGGTATCTATGCTTGGTTTCATCCCGACTGGGGTTATTTTTATGTCGGGATAGCTAGTAAAAATAATTTCCGAGAGCGATGGTACAAACATGTTCAAAAATTATTGGATCAATGCACCACTGCTAAACAAATGCAAAACTGGAAAAATTTCTCTAGTAAATTTTTATCTGCCGGTTACGGAATCGAAGATCTTAAAAATATAACTTTGAGATTTTTTCCAATTCCGTCGGATCTTGGCGATGATCCTCAAACATTCAAAACTAAATTGGGCGCAATCGAAGACCGTATTGTAGCTTGGTTAAATCCAGCTTGTAATTATCAATATAATCCAGAAAAACCAAGTTCAACACGGTTCCCCGCTCAACGACCGAATACACCTTAGGACCGTAACTTAGTTACATAAGGTGTTGGCCGGCTGCTGGCCTGAAACCGAAAGATTCGCTACCTAGTAGGTTTCAAAAGTGAGCACTTTTTCAAATCATTTGATTTACTATACTTTGTAGTATATAATAGCACTCTCTACCTAGGAGTTAATATCATGACCGCACGAACTTTTACCGGCGAACAAAAACTAAAACTTACTCAAATTATCAACGAAGGTATGCAAGTATTGCACGAAATTGAAACCTTGAACGAAGGTCTTAACGATACTGTTAAGGCTATTGCTGAAGAATTAGAAATCAAACCTTCTATTCTAAAAAAAGCAATTAAGATCGCACATAAAGCCAAATTGGGCGAAACAAATAAAGAACACGAAGATCTGAATACTATTCTGGAAACCGTTGGAAAGACACTTTGATACAAATAATGTATAATACTATCTCATTGTTTAAGGAAATCAATTGAGCTACGTTGATGCATTGTATTCAAAGGATGAAGACCGTATATATGTAGTCGAGCGAGTTAACGGCAGCAGAGTTTATAAGGAATATCCTGCCACTTACATTTTCTATTACGACGATCCTCGAGGAAAATTCAAATCTATTTACGGTACCCCGGTTAGTAGATTCAGCAGCCGTAATAGTAAAGAATTTTACAAAGAATTAAAATTACACAGTAAAAGTCGTTTATGGGAATCAGACATTAAACCATTGTCGAGATGCCTTGAAGAAAATTATTTAGGCAAAGATGCTCCTAAACTCAACGTTGTCTTTTTTGACATCGAAGTAGATTTTGATCCGATTAAAGGATTTAGCCGTCCAGAAGATCCTTTTAATCCAATAACTGCTATCACAGTCTATCTACAGTGGTTAGATAAACTAATCACTTTAGTTATTCCGCCGAAGAGCTATAGTTGGGAGACTGCAGAGGAAATTTGTCAAACTTTTGACAACTGTTACTTGTTTGAATCCGAAGAAGAAATGTTAAAAACTTTTTTGGATCTTGTCGATGATGCAGATATATTGTCCGGATGGAACTCGGAAGGATTCGATATTCCATATATGGTTATGCGTACCACTCAAGTCCTTAGTAAGGATGATACTAGAAGATTTTGTTTATGGAATCAATTTCCTAAAAAAAGAACTTTTGAACGATTTGGTGCCGAAAACATTACCTTTGACTTAATAGGTCGTGTTCACATGGACTATATGCAACTGTATCGAAAATATACTTATGAGGAACGACATAGCTATAGTCTCGATGCTATCGGCGAATACGAATTAGACGAAAGAAAAATTCAATACGAAGGAACATTAGATCAACTATACAATAAGGATTTTCCAAAATTTATCGACTATAATCGGCAAGATACTTTACTATTGGCCAAATTAGATAAAAAATTAAAATTTATCGATTTAGCTAATGAATTGGCGCATGATAATACTGTTTTACTGCCAACTACAATGGGCGCGGTGGCAGTAACCGAACAAGCAATTATCAATGAATCTCATCAAAAAGGTTTGGTAGTTCAAAATAGGAGTAATACAGATGACCAGTCAGACACGCAAGCGGCAGGTGCCTATGTTGCTTATCCCAAAAGGGGTATGCATGAATACATCGGAGCCATTGACATCAACTCGCTCTATCCCTCGGCTATTCGTGCCCTTAACATGGCCCCAGAAACAATCGTTGGACAGGTCCGACCAGAAAGAACCGACACCTACATAAAACAAAAAATGGATGAAGGCTCAAGTTTTGCCGATGCTTGGGAAAATTTATTCGGAACACTAGAATACACTAGTATTATGAATATGGAGGCCGGTACCGAAATCACTATCGATTGGGAAGGTGGAGGTAGTGATACTATGTCTGCAGCCGATGCTTGGAAATTAATTTTCGAAGGTAATCAACCTTGGATTATTAGTGCCAACGGAACTATATTTAAATATGACACCAAAGGTGTTGTTCCGGGACTTCTCGAACGATGGTATGCGGAACGAAAGGAACTACAGGCTAAAAAGAAAGAAGCCACTACACCCGAGGATCGAGCATTTTGGGATAAAAGACAATTGGTTAAAAAGATTAATCTTAATAGTCTTTACGGAGCTATTCTTAATCCCGGTTGCCGATTTTTTGATAAAAGAATCGGACAAAGTACTACATTAACTGGTAGAGTAATCGCCCGTCATATGGACGCTTTTGTTAACGAGTGTATTACAGGAGTTTACGATCATGTGGGTGAAGCTATCATTTACGGTGATACAGATAGCGTATATTTTAGTGCTTGGCCTATTGTACGGAAAGATGTAGAATCAGGAGCCATCGAATGGAATAAAGAAATCTGTTTAAAACTTTATGATAGTATAGCCGATCAAGTTAATGAAAGTTTTCCGGCTTTTATGGAAAGAGCTTTTCATAGCCCAAGAGATATGGGATTACTAATTAAAGGCGGTAGAGAACTGATCGCTAGTAAAGGACTTTTTATTAAGAAAAAACGATACGCTGTTCTTATCTACGACCTAGAAGGTACTCGTTTAGACCAGGATGACAAACCAGGTAAAGTTAAAGCAATGGGACTTGATCTAAAAAGATCCGATACTCCAAAAGTAGTACAAGATTTTTTGAGTTCGCTATTATTAAAAGTTCTAACCGGAGCCGATCGAGAAGTAGTTTATAACAGTGTAAGAGAGTTTAAGACTCTTTTCCAAGAAAGACCAGCCTGGGAAAAAGGTACTCCTAAACGAGTTAATAATTTGACAAAATTTTACGAAGCCGAAAAGAAACAAGGCCGAGCCAATATGCCAGGACATGTTCGTGCTGCAATCAATTGGAATACTTTGAGAAAAATGAACAGCGACAACTATAGTATGGCTATCGTTGACGGTATGAAAACTATTGTCTGTAAACTTAAACCAAACCCATTGGGATTTACCAGTGTCGGTTATCCCACTGATGAATTACACATTCCGCAGTGGTTTAAAGAATTACCATTTGACGATAGTTTGATGGAGACTACTATTGTAGATCAAAAAGTCGAAAACCTATTAGGAGTACTAGAGTGGGATATCGCTAATCATACTAATACAAAAACCACTTTTGATAACTTATTCACTTTTGAATAATTTTACCGTTGTATTTGAAAAATCTAAATACATCATGTATTATACTAGAATACTATTTTAAGGACCATCTATGAGAGACGCATTGTTAGACATTGTAAAACATACCCATAATCTCGGTGTGATTGATCTTATTAAGATCACAGGAACAGACAAAGAAACCACTATTAACGCTATTGCCGAAGACAAAAGTGTTATTTTGGATGCTGTATTTGTAAATCCGGTAGCCGATTTTATTGGTGTATTCGGTATGCCAAACTTGAGTAAATTAAATACTATTTTGAATCTTCCTGTCTATCAGGAAGATGCACAATTGTCTATTAATCGAAAAGTCACCGGCGAAACTAGCGAACCGTCGGGAATTCATTTCGAAACCAAAGCAGGCGACTTTAAAAATGATTATCGATTCATGGGTGCCGGCATTGTTAACGAAAAAATTAAAACTGTAAAATTTAGAGGTGTTAAGTGGGGAGTTGAATTTGAACCCAGTGTACTAGGAATTCAACGATTCGCTTATCAATGTCAAGCAAATAGCGAAGAAACCACCTTTATTGCTAAAACAGAAGATAATAATCTAAAATTTTATTTTGGCGACAATAGCAGTCATGCAGGTAACTTTATTTTTATGAGCGGCATTAACGGTACTGTTGCTAAAGGTTGGAATTGGCCTATTAATGTTGTTAAAAGTATTTTGAGTCTCCCTGGGGACAAAATTATGCGATTCAGCGACGAAGGTGCCGCACAAATCACTGTAAATAGCGGAATCGCAGTTTATAACTATACTATTCCTGCTTATCAGAAATGATTAAAAATTTATCTGCAGGAAATGGTATTCAAATAACCGGAGACTTTAAACATATTCCATATATGTCTCCGGGTGCTCAACATTCCGGACAACTTCATGTTAATACTAATACCGGCGAAGTCGAAATGTTTGACGGCCAAGTTTGGAGATCTATTTCGGCGACCTGTGATATATCTCTAAATCACGAAGTTATTGAAATCGTCGAATGGGCTAAAAAGAAAATGCTCGAAGAAAAAAGAATTCAATATCTTTTAGATAAACATCCAGGACTTCGAGATACTTATGAGAAATTCGAAATAATGAAATCCCTTTGTCTCGAAGAAGAAAAGTATGCCACAAGATAATTTAACTTCTAAACAATTAGATTATGCAGTTTTTTTGCCAGCTATCTCAGGATTCTATGCAACATTTATAGGAAAACAAAGAGACAGCTCTGTACCTCCATATGTTGACCCGGCTCGTTTTCCTAACGGGCTAACAGAAATGGAACAACTCAATTGGTTGAATAGCCAAAAAGGATTGTTTACATATAAATGGAGTCTTTATTCAGGAGGTCATGCTAATCTAGATTTATCTAAGCAGGATTGGTCAGAAGACATGATTCGCAATCGAGAACCGGGAACTTTTATTCTTGGCGACTCGGGCGGTTTCCAGATTGCTAAAGGTCTTTGGGAAGGAGACTGGAAAGCTAATTCAGGTTGTCCTCGCGCTCAGAAAAAGAGAGAATCGGTTCTTAAATGGTTAGACAATATCTCCGACTATGGAATGATTTTAGATATTCCAACTTGGGTTGTCCACGACGAAAAGGCTAGTGAGGCTTGTCAAATCACTACATTACAAGAAGCTGTTAATGCAACAAAATTTAATAATGAATATTTTATTAATAATCGTCGAGGAAAAGATAACGGTGGTGCAAAATTTTTAAATGTGCTACAAGGCGACAATCATAGTTCGGCCGAGAACTGGTATCAAACTATGAAGCACTATTGCGATCCTAAAAAATATCCCGGGCGTCATTTTGACGGTTGGGCAATGGGCGGTCAAAATATGTGTGATGTTCACTTAGTACTAAAAAGACTAGTAGCATTGAGACACGACAATTTATTGCAACAAGGTCTTCACGACTGGATGCACTTTTTAGGCACTAGTAAGTTAGAATGGGCTGTACTACTTACAGTTATACAGAGAGCTATTCGACGACATGTTAATCCTAATTTTACTATATCATTCGATTGCGCGAGCCCATTCTTAGCTACTGCAAACGGGCAAGTTTATCATCATATTGATTTACCTCAGGACGAAAAATGGTGTTATCGTATGAGCCCAAGTGTAGATGACAAAAAATATCATAACGATACGCGACCGTTTAAGGATGTTATTGTTAACGATGGTTTCGTGCGACACTTTGACGAAAGTCCTATTAGTCGGCTCCTAAAAATTAATGATATTTGTAAATATGGGCCAACTGACCTAAATAAATT